TTATTGCTCCAGCTGGAGCAACGCTAAGATTGAGCTGGAAGAAATTTATGAAGCCGTGTTTGGTGACAATGCTATTAATAAGTATAGCCACGCTGAACTGATAGAGAGACTGTTTGAGATGTATGATAAATACATAACTAAATAATGTATTCATATAGTCCTAACTGGATGGGACCAGTAGGGGTGGATTGGTATGAGAAACATAATATTCCTTATACCATTGAGATGTAAAGGAGATAAAGAATATGATTATTCAACCAATGAGTGATTTACATATAGAGTTTGAGGGAGGTAAAAATATATTACAAGTACCTGTCTTAGAAAGAAGTGATGCTTTAATCTTGGCAGGAGATATAGATATAGGTTATGATAAGGAACTTGAGTACTTAAAAAGATTAAGTGGTGAACATGAGAAGCCTATCTTCTTTGTATTAGGTAATCATACTTTTTATAATAAAGGTAATATAGATGATATTAGAAATAAATGGAGAGATGAATGGGATAATAATATAGATAATTATAATATCATTTATCTTGACGAAGGTTTAGATTATAGTATAGATGACACCTTATTTGTAGGAGGTATTTTATGGACAGATTTTAATAATTCCGAAGAGAAAATAAAGGTATTGGCTGGACAAAAGATGAATGATTTTTATCAGACTCTTATGAATAAAGGTGAGCCTTTTACACCTACTCGAAGTATTGAAGAACATTATAAAATTAAACAAAGTATAAAAGAAAGTATACAAACTAAAGAGGATAATATAAATAAAGTAGTTGTCATCTCTCATCACTTACCATCTTTAAGAAGTGTAGATATGCGTAGATATGGTGACTCTGATATCAACTATGCTTACTATTCTAATTTAGAAAAGTATATGGAAGAGCTACCTATTAATGTATGGGTACATGGTCATACACATGGTAGTAAGAATTATATGTTAGGTGATACAAGAGTAGTTTGTAACCCTCGTGGTTATTATAACTATGAAGAGAATATAGATTTTAATCAAGAGCTTCTTATTGAAGTTTAGATAAAAGGAGGTAAAGAGAAAGAAGATTGGAAGTATTATTATTAATTATTAAAAGGACTAAATATGAAAGCAAGAGACTATACAGTATTAAGTAGAGCTATTGAAATAGGTATTGAGCAAGGTTACAATAACGCTTATAAATATAACGATGATCCTAAAGAACAAGAGTTTATAAATGCGTTGGAAGAAGCTATCCTTATGGAGATAAGTGATGTCTTTGATTTTGATGAGGGTTCTAACCTTGTTAACCTTTAAAAAGTATAATAAGATAGAGAACTCTAATAGACTTAGAATAATTGAATTTGTTAAAGAACATATAAATCCTAATATCCTTTGGCATATCACAGAGAAAATACATGGTGCTAACTTCTCATTCCTATGTGATGAAGAGGAAGTTAAAGTAGCTAAGAGATCATGTATAACTACATCTGATTTCTTTTCAGCACAAGAAGTTGTTTTAAAATACTCTTTAAAAGTACAACATTTATATGATCTACTTAAAAAAGATAGACCTTTACTTAAAAGTATACAATTGTATGGTGAGCTTTATGGTAATGGTATTCAAAAAGAAGTTATATATGGTGAGAAAGACTTTATAGTATTTGATCTTTTATTACAATATGGTAATAAAAAGTACGAGTATGTAGATATAGAATTACTTAAAGGTTTGTGTGATAAAGTAGATATACCTTTCATACCTATACTTAAGAAAGATTTAACTTTCAATGAAGCATTGGAATATGATGAAGAGTTTATTACTTTATTAAATAATAAAGAAGATAACTATAGTGAAGGAATAGTTATTAGACCTCAAGTTAATTTATTCTTACCTAAAGGTTCACGTATTCTATTAAAGAAGAAGAATAATAAGTTTAAAGAAAGAAGTAGTAAGAAGATTAAAATTAAAAAAGTATTGGATAAAGAGAATCAAAAATTACTTTCATTACTCTTAACTTACTTAAATGATAATAGAGTTAATAGTGCTTTATCTAAGATAGGTGAAATCACATATAAAGACTTTGGTAAGTTATTGAAAGAAGTAGCTTTAGATATTTTAAATGAGATAGATCTAGTAAAAGAAATACCTAAAGAAGTTAGTAAAGCTTTTAATAAAGAAGTATCTTTATACCTTAGGAAAGATTTTATGAATATTATAGATAGGAGTAATAATGAATGATGAAAGCAATTTCCTCTACCATACAAGATGTAAAAAGTGTGGTTCTTCTAACGCTAATAGTGTTTATGATGATGGGCATTACTATTGCTATAGCTGTAATACTTATACCTCTAGCACTGATAGTAGTACCTATAACTCTAATACTAGACCACAGAGAAAGAAGGAGAAACCCAAGATGTTAAATGATATTATATTAAATAAATATAATAAGGCTACTTATAAACCTATTAGTGATAGAAATATTTCTTTAGATACTTGTAAGAAGTATGGAGTTAAGACTGATGAACAAGGGGTACAATGGTATCCTTATTATGATAACGATAATAATATTACAGGTTTTAAAATTAAATCTAAAGATAAAGATTTTAAAGTATTAGGTACTATCTCAAATATGTTATTTGGCTCTCATCTATTTCAACAGTCAGGTAGGTATATAAGTATTGTGGAAGGGGAGACAGATGCATTAGCCGCCTTTCAAATGACAGGTAGTAAATGGGCTAATGTAAGTATACCTAATGGAGCTCAAGCAGCTAAGACAACTATTAAGAATAACTTAGAATACTTGGAATCTTTTGACAATGTTATTATTAATTTTGATAATGATAAACCAGGACAGGAAGTAATACCTAATGTTAGTGAAGTATTCTCTCCCAATAAAGTTAAGATACTTACTTTGAGAGAATTTAAAGATGCTTGTGATTACTTAAAGAATAATAGACAAGCATTATATATACAAGAGTGGTGGAATAGTAGACCTTATTTAACATCAGGTATTGTTCCTTTCTCTCAAGTGTGGGATAGTTTTGTAAGTAGAGGTCATGAAGAGATTATACCTTTCCCAGAATCATTTGGTATGTTAAACTCAATGATGAATGGAGGTATTGCACATGGTGAGATTACTATTGTAGGTGCATTGACAAGTGTAGGTAAGACTACTATGGTGAATGAGATCTTATATAATCTATTAGTCAACACTAATAAAAAGATAGGTGGTGTATTCTTAGAAGCCTCTTTAGGTGAGGTGGTTGAAGGTTTGTTAGGTATTCATACTGATCGTAACTTAACATTGGAAGATAAGAAATCTTTAGATTATAGTGCTTTGAGGAAATCTTTTGATACTTTAGTTGAAGATGAGAAGTTATACTTATTAGATCATAATGGTGCAGTGGATGCTGATGAACTCTTCCTTAAACTTAGAGCTTTAATTAAAGGACAAGGTTGTGAAGTTATTCTTATTGACCCTTTACAAGCAGGAGTAACTAGTAATGAGAATGGAACCATTGATGCCTTTATGGATAAGACACTTAAACTAGTTAAAGAAACTAATGCCTCTATTATTATTGTATCTCATATGAGAAAACCTAGTGCTAAGAACCCACATGATGTTAGTGAATATGATACTAAAGGTAGTGGTAGTATTAATCAAATAGCTTTCAATACTATTCTTTTATCCAGAGATAAGTTTGCAGAAAGTGAAGTAGCTAAGAATTCAACTATGGTTAGGTTAGCTAAATGTAGAAGAACAGGAGTTACTGGTGAAGCAGGTTGGTTATTTTATAACAATGCTACAGGTAGAATTGAAAGAGGTGAGTCACCTGAACTGATGGAAGCTAATGCAATAGAGGAGTTTTAACAATGAGTTATTATGTACCAAAGGAACCTAATAATAATATATATGCTATACTTATACTAGTAGTATTTATAATATTATTTAAACTTATTGCTGGAGGTTAATATGTTATTTGTAGATATAGAAACGAATGATATTAAAGCTACTAAAATATGGTGTGTATGTGCTAAAGATTTAGATGGTAATAGCTATGAATGGAGAAGGGATGTTACCTTTGAAGGACTACAAGAAGTTTTAGATAGTTATGACAAGATTAGTTTTCATAATGGTATAGGGTTTGATATACCGATTCTTAAAAATATATTAAATATAAATATAGATCAAGATAAAGTAGTAGATACTTTAGTTCTTTCAAGGCTAGCCAATCCTTCCAAAGAGGGTGGACATTCCTTAAAAGCTTGGGGAGAATATTTAGGGAATTATAAAGGTGATTATAATAACTGGCTTTTTTTAACCGATGAGATGGTAGCTTACTGTCATCAAGATGTGGAAGTTACTATTCAAACTTATAAACATTTAATAAAAGTATTGAAAGGTTTTAGCCCAAAGTCTATTAATCTTGAACATGAAGTACAATGGATTATTCAAGAACAGATTAGAAATGGTGTCTTATTTAATGAAGAGAAAGCATATATACTTTTAGGTAAACTCTTGGAGAAACAGATAATACTTAAAGATGAAGTACAACAAGTATTCATACCTCTACCTACTCCTATAAGAGAGGTACAGCCCAAGTATAAGAAAGATGGTAGCTTATCTATAGTAGGATTGAAAGCCTTGGAGAACCCTTTAAAGACAGTACAAGGAGCATTCACACTTATAGAGTTCAAAGAATTTAACTTAGGTAGTAGACAACAGATAGCTCAATATCTTATTAGGTTTGGTTGGAAGCCTAAAGACTTTACTGATAAAGGTAATATCATTATTGATGAAGGTGTTTTGGCTAAAGTAAAGGATATAAAAGAAGCTCTTTTAATTAAAGAATATATGCTTGTTAGTAAAAGGATATCAGCTATCAATGGTAAGAAGAAATCTAATGGTACTGGAGGCGGTTGGTTGACTCATATTAATAGTGATGGTAGGATTCATGGTAATGTAAATACTTGTGGTGCTGTCACTGGTAGGATGACTCATAGTAGTCCTAATATGGCACAAGTACCTTCAATATCTTCACCCTATGGTAAGGAGAGTAGAGAGCTATTTATAGTATCTAAAAATTATAAGTTAGTTGGTTGTGATGCATCAGGTTTAGAATTAAGAATGTTGGCTCATTATATGAATGATGAGAAGTATACCAATACTATCCTTACAGGAGATATACATACAGCTAATCAGAATGCTGCTGGATTACCTACTAGAGATATGGCTAAGACTTTCATCTATGGTTTTTTATATGGGGCTGGTGATGCTAAGATAGGAGAGATTGTAGGTAAGGGAGCTAAAGAAGGTAAAAAATTAAAAGAAACTTTCTTAAACAATACTCCTGCCTTAAAGATCTTAAGAGATAAAGTATTGGTAGCTAGTGAAAGAGGTTATCTTAAAGGTTTAGATGGTAGAAAATTACATGTAAGAAGCACTCATGCAGCTTTGAATGTCTTATTACAAGGTGGTGGAGCCATAGTTATGAAGAAGGCATTAGCTTTAGTTTATAAGTATTCTAAAGAAGAGAACTTAGATTTTAAATTAGTTCTCAATATTCATGATGAGTGGCAGTGTGAAGTTAAAGAAGAAGATAGTATTAGATTTGGAGAGTTAAGTGTTAAAGCTATTAAAGACGCTGGAGATTACTTCAACTTTAGATGTCCCTTAGATGGGGAATATAAGATTGGAGATAGTTGGTATGATACACATTAATAAAAGGAGCTTAAGAAATGATATATGATTTTAAATGTGAAGTATGTGAACATGTATATGAGGTGTGGTCTGCTATGAATAAAAGAGATGAGCCTGATATATGTCCTAAATGTCAACATAAAAGCCATAGGATTATAACAAGTAATGAAACAGGGTTTATTTTAAAAGGGAATAAATGGGCTAATGGTGAAGCAAGGAGAAGGTATGGGGATAATACAACCTATTAGAGGTGTAACTTTAAAAAGAAAAGAGGTATATAGCTTATATGTTATATAAGAACAAGCATTATATTGTTATAGTAACTAACGATGATGAAGGTGATAAAAGTAATAAAGGGATATATCATGTTATTAGTATAGCTACCAGTGTTATAGAATATAAAACATATATGATGCCAGAAGCTTTTCAAGTAGCAGATGACTTATCAGAAATGTTAAACGAATATGAACTAGGCAAGAGGATATTACATTGAGTAAAAGAAGAAATCATTTAAAGACATTAAGAAAAGGTGCTCATAAATATGCACATCAATTATTTAAAGAAGTCTTACCACAGGAGGAAATACAAAAGTTAAAAGGACATGAAGAACTTCCTAGAACTTATGAGAAAATTAATGAAGGTGGTACATTAAGAGTTAGTAAGAGATGTTATAAAGGTATTTATAAAAAAGTAAAGGAAGAATACTATGCCAACTATTAATACTTTATTGGAAGACATTAATCATTTTATTACAACTAAAGAAATAAGTGTTAATGATAAAGAGAAAGAAAGGATTATAAAAGAGACGATAAAAGATATTGAATATGCTTTGAGGGACTTCCTTTCTCCCAGAGAGAGTGATAAGAAACCTCATTTAAGAGCTTCTAATATTGGACATAATGATAGAAAGTTATATTATGATATGAATGGTGATAGTGAGGAAGAGAAACTTAGTCCTCAACTATTAACTACTTTCTTACAAGGACATATCTTAGAAGCAGTTATACTAATGTTTGTAGAGATGAGTGGTCATGAGGTAAGTAGTAAACAAGTAGAGGTAGAGTTGGAAGGTATTATAGGGCATATAGACTGTGTTATAGATAATACATTGATAGATATTAAAACTGCATCTCCTTATAGCTATGTAGAGAAGTTTGTAAAAGGAGGTATCTTAGAAGGGAAGGATGATTTTGGCTATGCTTTACAAGCTGACTTATATGCACAAGCTTTAGGGTTGGAAGAGAGAGGTTGGTTAGCCATGAATAAAGCTAGTGGTGCTATGACACTTCTTATTAATGATAGCTTTATCAATAATGCTAAAGAACAAGTTAAAGAGAAGAAAGAGCTAATAGCTAAGAAAGAATTACCTCCTCGTTGTTATAATGATAAAGAAGATGGTAAAGGAGGTAATAAAATATTAGAGAAAGGGTGTCAATGGTGTAGACATAAGTTCCATTGTTGGGAAAACTTGAGAGGTTTTAAATATTCAAATGGAGTTAAATGGTTTACACATGTAGAAAAAGAACCAAAGGTTGAAGAGATTTAACTAAAAAAGAAGGAGTAGTATGAATGAGAAAATGAAAAATAATTATACAAACTGGCAAGGTATAGGTACAGATTATAAGAATAATTTTGGTTTTGTATATAAAGTAAGTGACCCTATAAGCGGTCTCTTTTATATTGGTAGAAAGAATTATTGGGCTTATAAGACTGTTAAAAGTAGGCGACATAAGAGACCTGAGAATGATATAAATAATAAGTATTTTAAAGATAACTTTAAAGAGAGTGATTGGAAAACATATAAAACTAGTGCTAGGAATAAAGATTTTAAAAAACTAATAAAGGAGAAAGAAGATACATTAACTTGGGAAGTCTTAGTTAATTGTGGTACTAAAGGATTACTTAATTACTTAGAAAACTTTATTATTCTTAAGTCTTCAGACTTCTTACTAGATCCTTTATGTCAGAATGGACATGTAGGTAAGATATATAAACCAAGTATACTTATAAGAGAAACTCTTAAAGATAATTATATGGAGTTAGATAAATGAATATAGAAGAAGTGAGATGCTGGCGTTGTGGTGAAGATGGTAGTGAGGCTGAGATAGATCAATACGCAGGTTGTAATAGTTGTGGAGAAACAAAAACATTAATGACTTTTGATGAAGCTTGTGACTTATTAAATGAAAGCTACATTACAGGTATTAATATTTATGATATTATTAAAGAGAGAAGAAAGGGAGTATTTTATGACTAGAGAAGTAATAATTACATTGAGTGAAGATAGTGAAGGAGCTATAGATATTAATTTTGATTTAGGTAAAGATTTTGAGAGGAGTGAAAATAAGTCTGATATGATTTATACATTAGCTGCCTCACTTTTTAAATCTGTGGAAGATATGCTTAAGACTATGGAAGAGTGTATAGAGAAAGGTGATGAGTGTGTCAATGACTTATGAGACTTTAACTAAACCTAAGCCCAGTCCTTATGAACAAAATACTTATAGGGATATAGTTGATAAACCTGCACATTATAATCAAGGGACTATTGAGGTTATTGATTATATATTAGATCAACAATTACCTTATACTTTAGGTAATGCTATTAAATATATAAGTCGTTGTAGATTTAAAGGTAGTGAGAAAAGAGATTTGGAGAAAGCTATATGGTATTTAAATAAGTATAAGGAGACTATTAAAGATGAGTAAAGTACAAATGAAAACCCCTTGGGGTCCTACAGGATATATCACATATAAACGAACTTACTCTAGGGATTTACCCAATGGTAGATGTAAAGAAGAGTGGAGTGATACCGTAGATAGAGTTGTTGAAGCAACCAATACCCAACTTAATTGTAATTTTAATGATAAAGAGAAAGAAGATATTAGAGATATGATGCTCTCTCTTAAAGGTACTGTAGCTGGTAGATTCTTATGGCAATTAGGTACTAGAACAGTGGATCAATTAGGACTTCCTTCCTTACAGAATTGTGCCGCTGTAGTAATTAATGAACCTATCAGACCTTTTACTTGGACATTTGAGAAGCTTATGTTAGGTTGTGGGGTTGGCTTTAATATTCAAAGAGAGAATGTATATCAACTACCTAAGATTAAAAAGAAGATTGAAATCATTAGAGTAGCTGATAATGGTGCAGATTTTATTGTACCTGATTCTAGGGAAGGATGGGTTAAACTTTTAGGTAAAGTACTTAAAGCCTCCTTCTATACTGGTCAAGGGTTCTCATATAGTACTACTCTTATTAGAGCTAAAGGTTTACCTATTAAAGGTTTTGGAGGGACAGCTAGTGGTGGTGAGATCTTGGTGGAAGGTATAGAAAAGATTGTTACACTTCTTAACTCTAGGGTTACAAGAAAGCTAAGACCTATTGATGCTTTAGATATAATGAATATTATTGGTTCTATTGTAGTAGCTGGGAATGTAAGGCGTAGTGCTTTACTAGCTTTGGGAGATTATGATGACTTGGAATACTTGAGAGCTAAGAGATGGGACTTGTTTGATATACCTAATTGGAGAGCTATGAGTAATAACTCAGTAGTCTGTTCCAATACAGATGATCTACCTGAAGAGTTTTGGGAAGGTTATAAAGGTAATGGTGAGCCTTATGGACTTATTAACTTAAAAGCTAGTAGACGTATGGGTAGAACAGACGAAGTAGAATATCCCGATCCTGATGTAGAGATATATAATCCTTGTGCTGAACAATCTTTAGCCAATCATGAGACATGTTGTTTAGCTGAAGTATACTTACCTAATATAGAAAGTATGGCAGAGTTAATGAAAGTACTGAGATACTTGTATCGTATTAATAAACATTCTTTAGATCTTCCCGATGCTAGTAGTAAAGAAACAGAAGCTATTGTAAATGAGAATATGAGAATGGGTATAGGTGTTACAGGTTACTTACAATCTACTAAAGAACAACAAGGCTGGTTAGCTACGGCTTATACTTACTTAAGAGATTATGATAAGACATATAGCAAAGAGCATGGTTTTAATGAAAGTATTAAACTAACTACAGTAAAACCTAGTGGTACTTTAAGCCTCTTAGCAGGAGTAACTCCAGGAGCACATCCTGGTTATAGTCAGTATTTTATTAGACGTATATCTATGGATGCTGAATTAGACTTGGTAGATATTTGTAGAAGTAAAGGCTATCATATTGAGTATAAAAGGAACTTTGATGGTACTGAGGATCATACCACAGTCATTGTAAGTTTCCCTTCTTCCTATCCTAAAGGAGCTAAACTAGCTAAAGATATGACAGCTATTGATCAATTAGAAGTAATTAAAAGACTTCAAAAAGAATGGTCGGATAATAGTGTCAGTGTTACTATTTATTATAAGAAGGAAGAGTTAGATAGTATTAAAGAATGGTTAAGTATGAATTATGTAAATGTAAAATCTGTATCTTTCTTACTACATAGTGATCATGGTTTTGCCCAATCACCTTTTGAAGAAATTGATAAAAAGACTTATACTAAGTTAATGAAAACTGTACAACCTATTACAAATGTAGGTGAGTTAAATATGGAAGATTTAGATATTCAGGATTGTGAAGGAGGTGCATGTCCAGTGAGATAAAGAAATGTACTCAATGTAAGAAAGAAAAACATATAACAGAATTTAATTTAAAAGGAGATAAAAAGAAATGTAAAACTGGTAGACGTAGTTATTGTAAGGTCTGCTCAAAAGCTTATTGGTTAGCACATAAATTTAATATTACTTTAAAAGACTATGATAAAATGCTAAGTAATCAAAATAATAAATGTGGTATTTGTCAAACATCTTTTAATAGTATAGATAAAAGAACTGGCAACCAAAGAGCTTTTGCTGTAGATCATGACCATAAAAGTAATGAGATTAGGGGTTTATTATGTAGTAAATGTAATATAGGACTAGGTCTTTTAGGAGATACTTTAGAAGACTTACATAAAGCTGTGAAATATTTAGAAAGTAAATAGGAGAATATATGTATAATATAGTGTTAGATGTAAATTATAAGAACTTTATAGTTAAATGTAATGAGAAAATGGAAGAAGGTTGGGAACCTATTGGTGGGTTAAGTGTCTTCTCCAATGAGTTAGCTCAATCTTTTATTAAATCAAAAGCTTTTATTAAACCAAAAGAAGTGGTGGGGCTTAAGAAAGGTAGAGGTAGACCACCTAAAAATGTATGAGGTTATAGAATGTGATAAATGCCCTTATAACCCTTTAACTAAATGTTTAAAAGGATGTAAGATTTTAAAAAAGGAGAAAATAAAAGATAAAGACTTAATAAAAGAAGAGAAAATAAAAGATAAAGAGGATTAAAGATATGGATGTTAAAGTAGTAAAAGAAGAAGGATATGAAGAAGCCCTTTTAGGTCTGGGGCTTTCCTTTTATAAAGAGAGTGAAGACTTAGACCTATGGTGGGATGATAAGAAGTTAGATAAGATGAGGAAAGTAGCTAAGAAACTAAGCCAGAAAGGTCCCAGCCATAGTAAGTTTATTAGGTTATGTAATCTAACTATTCTTATTAAAGCTCCCAGATTCTTTTGGTCAGAGTTTGATACTTATAAGATAGGTACTACAGGTTTAAGTGCTTCAACTATGCATACATTGTTAAAAGAACCTTTAACTCAACAACATTTTGAGTATCCTTTATTAGGTACATATTTAGATTATTTAAATAGACTTATAAAAGAAGGTAACTTTAAGATAGAGTCAATGAAGAATGCGTTGCCAGAAGGCTATTTACAAACTAGATTAATCTTAATGAACTATCAAACCTTAAGAACTATTATAGCTCAAAGACAAAATCATAGATTACCACAATGGAGAATGTTTATTAAAAAAATGAAAGAACAAGTTAAGTATAAAGAATTATTGGAAGGAGTAAATTATGAGTGAATTATTATTAGTATTTATTATTAGTTTTCTATTAGGTATATATAGTACAAGAATAGATATTAAAGTTAATACTTGGTTAAAAAATAGAAAGAATAAAATAGATGAACATGAAGGAGAAAGTGTATGATGGATTATAAAGTATTGGTGGACGAACCTTATTTAGTTATTAGTGATGATTATAGATTAGGACCTAACCCTAAATGGGGTGATGAAGAGTTCTACTTGGAAGATAATATTGGTAGAGGTATTCCTTTCACTTGGAAAGACTTAGATAAGTTAATTAAGGGTCTTAATAATTTAAAAGTAGTTAAAGAAGTTATTAAAGAATTGGAAGAAGATAGAGTTGAAAAAAGACTATTTAAGTATTTAAAAGAAAAATTAATTTAAAATAAAGCTTGACATTTGTGTAGAAGTATGTTATAATACTTCTATCTTTTAATTAAACAAGGAATATAAATATGAATAAAGTAATTGTAAGTGGTATGGTAGGAATTTTAGCTATGAGTAGTGCTCAAGCTTTTTGGGATTTCAGTGATAATCTAGAAGGTAAAGGTACTTTTGAGATGTCTATGAAGGTTGATAGTTTGTATGATACGGCTGCTGATTTAGAAAGTAATGGCTACTTTATGGAAGCAAATAAAATCTATCATAAAGAATATTTAAAAGCTAACCCTTATAGTATTGACTAATCTTAATATTATATAGACGATAAAAAAACCCTTAAGGACATTATAGTTCTTAAGGGTTTTTTTTATTTAAGGGTTTTTTTATTTAAGGGTTTTATTTAAAGGATTCTTTAATGTATAACCCTTATTCTTTAATTTAGTTGTCACGTTAGTTCTCTCACTATCATGTATTATATTACCTTTTCTTTTTAGATGATAACGTTTATAAAGTTCTAAGAAGTCCTCAATCTTTTTATCTTTTAAAAGTTCTTTAATATAATGATCTGAACCTTTATCAGTAACATCACCAGGTTTTCTACCTTGTCTAAATAGGTTAGCTAGTAATACAGCCGTTGCTTGATCCTTATTAAGTTTACGAGCATCCTTATGTTCTTTCAAATTAGTAAACCATTCTGGTTCATTAGTACTATCACCAAAGTAATGATTATTCCTAGACATTCTATTAGTAGCTGAGGTTATTTCACTAGGTCTAAATTGATATAAACCTCTGGCTGAGTCTGTAGGGTTATTGGTATCGTAGGTATAAGCATTACTATTATTAGTTGACTCAATATCAGCAAACCTATCTGCAATATCTTCCAAGGATTTAACATTCTTAGAGTTATATTTATCTAATCTAATAAGTTCCTTAGCTATTATATTCTTAGTCTCAGGGTTGGACGGAGTGTTAGCTTCAAAGTCTATAACTTCTTCCTTAACTTCTTCCTTAACTTCTTCTTTATTTACCAAACCTCTTTGAGCATACCCTGGTTTATTTATTAAAGCATCTAAAGTAGTAAAAGGTACTCTTGTAATACCTTCAGCTCTCTTTATACTTTGCTCTATTAAGTTATTGGAAGATAAATAATCTCTTCCTTCTTCAGCTGCTCTTCTACCCCAATCAACACCTACTTGATTCTCTTCATAATCGTGACCAGCATCAGCCTCACCTTTACTAGTTAAACTAAGCATATAATCTTTTCGTTGATATAAATAACCCCAAGAATCTCTTATTTCTTCAACTTCCTTAGCATCTTCTATATTACCTTCCGATCTTAATTTTTGTATAAGTTTAGTAGTCTTATATCCCCAATCATAACCACCCATTATATTCTCAGTTTGATCTAGCTCCCCTTGATCTAAATATTTATATTCATTAACAAGCTTATCTTCCAAGTGGATATGATGGTCTATATGCTTATCAGCTATAGCCTTATATTTAGTTTCTCTTAATTCTTTTGCTTCCATACCTTTCTTATAGAACTCCCAAACACCCATCTCTGACATAGGATTAGGACGAGCTTTAAGTGGTTCATCGTCTTTAAGTGGTTCATCGTCTTTATTAACAGGTATAAAAGAACCTGTTGTTATATCATAGACTGATGTGATATCCTCACCACCATCATAAGGTCTTCCTTTATTTAAGTCTAAGGTACTTTCATTTTCTTCTTGACCTACTAAATCATTAACTTCATCAGTACTTTTATTTTCTTCTAGTAAATCATCTAAGTGTATGCTAGTCTCCATATTAAAATCCTAAGCGTCTCATTTGAGCTTTCTCTATATCAGATGTTAAAAACTCTTGTGCTTTCATCTTATCAGAATAAGAGAATTTATAATCATCTTGATAGAAAGTAATCATAGCTTCTATAGATCTGGCTACTTTACCACCAACTTTAATAGGTTTGGTTAAATCATGATTAAGAATAGTATTTAAAACTCTTACTCGTGCAGGATTAGACATCCATTTACCCAATGCTTTAGGTCCTGTTAAGATAGCTGTAGTTGTAGCCACACCTGCTAAAGGGTTGAAGAAACTTACACCACCACCTAAAGCTACTGCTTTTAGACCTGCCATAACTTTTGCTGGGGCTTGCATAGCTGCATTGGCTTGTGCAAACTTAACTAAGTAAGCTAATCCTTGATCTTCATGTTTAAATGCAGTATTACTGGCAGCTATAAACTTCTTAATTAACTTCTGTTGGTTCTTATTAAAAAGTTCTTCAAATACTCTATTTTTATTTTTATTAGTTAAAATACTATTTAATATTTTAGGATCAAAGAAATCAGAACCTTCTGCCTTAGCTGATGTAAAAGCTTCTCTTAACCAAGCACCTTGTACATCCCCCATGATTTTCTTAGAGCTAAAACCTTTTGGAGAGAGTTTACTTCGATAAGCCAATATTTTCTTTAAAGCTCTTATATCACTAGGTTTATTAGTTTTATATAAAGCAGTACCTACTGCCCCCAGATCTTCTGCATCCATAAGAGTAAATAAATTTCTTACAAAGCGTTTGTTTGTAGTTTGTTTACCTAACCTATAAAACTCACTTGCTTTCTCATATAGTTTTAATGTTTTACCATCACCATACACATCAATAGCTTTACGCATAGCTCCTGTAATATCATGTACACTTTGAGATACTATTGCTTCAGCTTTAGTCTTACCTACTTCATTACCAATGTTTCTTTGTATAGCTAGGATGTTTGATCTTAGAGATTGAGCATCTTCAAAAGATAAATATTTAGGTAGTTTAATAATACGATCTATTAAAGTACCTTGCGCATCACCTTTACCTATATCAGAGATATGTTTATATTTTTCATTTATCTTATTGAAAGAGTCTTTTAAAATAGTCATATCTACTACTTGATTAGTATTTCTCATTACAGCTTTACCCGTAGCAGGTTCAACTATAATATCTCCTTTATATCTTACAGGTTGTGTTACTTGAGCTTTTTTCATTACATCATCAATCTGTTTATACATAAGAGAACTAATATCTCTATGTAATACATCAGTATCTTTTAAGACAGATAGGACAGATCTAGCCAAGCCTTCCTCATTAATTTCTTTCTTAGCCATCTTAGAGAAATTATTAATGAGGTTATTACCCCAATTATTTAAAGCTTTCTGATTCTTTATATCTAATTCAAATAAAGTTTCTTTACCTATAGGAGCATTTCTAACTATACCTGCCAATGTATGTAAGATATTATTATCTACAACTTGTGCTACATTTAAAGATCCTCCATAACTTTCAAACCTTCTATGTTGTTTTAAACGTAGCTCTATACTAGGTGTGGGAGTGAATAACTTAGTCTTACCATACTGCCATACTTTAGAACCTACTTTAAAAAAGGCTTGTCCCATCATTTCAGCTATGGCTTCTTCCTCACCAGCTTCTACCGACCTCATAAAAGCTTCTTCAAAGCCAGATGCTTTATTAGGATCATCACTAATAGTCTTATAAGCTTCAGTAGTTGCTTGACCTGTCATACCTCCTATAGTAGCTCCTCCCAAGGCTCCCACAGCTTTAGCAAGAGGATGAGGAGGAGCTAGTGTAAAACCTCTACTAGCTCCTACCATACCTGCTGTAAGTTGAGGTGCTTCTTCTTTAAGGAAATTAGAAGCTTGATCCCAAAAAGTACTTTCTTCTTTTTCTTCCAAGATAACATCGGTACTATCATCGGTATAAGAAGCTTCCAAAGCACGTATATCTTCTAAAGTAAAATCATCTTTGAAAGTATCTTCTTTAACATCATAAGAAGCTTCTTTAGCATGCATATCTTCTAAAGCACGCATATCTTCTAAAGTGAAATCATCATCATCTTTAGTGGGAGTACTTACCTCAGTAATATTCTCTTCCATAGTTTTAATATCCATAAGTTTTTAAAGCTTTCTTAGTTTTACTATCAGACCAACCCATCTCTTTAGCACTCTTCATAATCTGTTCTAAAGAAAGAGCTTTAGGTTTCTCACCTTTAGATCTACGCTTATTAGTCTCTCTAGCCCATTGTATAGTTAGTAGATTAGGTACACTTACACCTTGTTTTTGTGACCAAGCCTCAATGACTTCATCTTCATATCCTGCAAAGAGTAATGCTTTCTGTCTATTTAAGATAGCTCTATATCTCTTTAAACCTCTAGCAATGTTCATGTCTCCTCTACCACCACCTATACCAAACTCAGTCATAAGCCTATTAAGCTCATTGGTAGTTACGGCAGCACCAGATCTAATCTTAAGTTCCCTATTAAATAAAGAAGCAAGAGTCTCTCTAAGTCCTATAGCTTCTTTAGATCTATCATCCCCCAACTCAGCTAAGACTCCATATATCTGATCAGGTATAAACCCTTCTATAATACCATAACCAGGAATGTCCATAGTATCCACACCTTTACTTATTAAGAACTTACCAAAAACTTCTTCTACTTGTTCTAAAGCTGGTTCAGTACCTTTAAAAATAGTTTCATATTTAGATGACAGATCTTTACTATCACGATTAAACCTTTCTCTTTTATTCTCTTCTTCTCTTGCCGTTAATCGTTCCTTTTGTAGCTCTTCTCTACCTTCCTGCTCCCTTCCATAATCAGCTAGCTTTTCCTCTTCCTCCTCTTTTTTTAATTCATCTTTTTTCTGCTGGCTTCTTTCTTCATAAGTACCTTTAGTACTTGTAAATATACCTTTACCTTTATTTTCATTTAAACTACTTAAAGCTAAATCTCTAAGATTATAAGAGACACCTTGCTTATCTAAGTTATCTACTTTGGAAGCTACATCAAAACTTATACGTTGTATTTGATCTAAAGATAAATTTTCAAATTCAGGGTATAATTTAGGATTGGAGTATTGATCATAAAAAACCTTAGTCTTCTCCTTTAAAGCATTTATTTTAACATCATCTCTTTTAGGTAGTACTTTATCTACTCTAGTAAGATTACCATCAGTATCTAATCTAGAAACAACATTACTTTGTGACTCCTCATCCCAGTGAGTAATGAATTCCTTAAATTTAGGAGTAGGTTTCTTCTCAACAACTTTGCCATTTTCTATTTTATAATTAAGCCTATCCTTCATAGATAAAGATGCCATCTGATAAACAGCCAATATATTATCGGGGACATCATACTGAAGTGCTATTCTTGCTCTTATAGCCGCCCTCTCTCCTTCCTTTCTTTTGTGTTCTTTACTCTCTTTACTTTCTAAAGGACTTACATTTGTTCTAGGTGTTAAAGTACCATCATCCTTTACCTGATAAATAACTGTCGCCCCTGTCTCTTCATTGACATAAGTTAAATCTTTGCTATATTTAGGAGGTTCTTTCTTTTTGATAAGTTTACCTTCTTCTATTTCATATTTAACACGATCATCCTCTTCAATATTAGATAACTGATATACGACAGGGCTATCAGGATCAAGACCATAAGTAGTAGCTATTCTCTTTCTTTTCTCTAAATTTTTACCCTCTTTCCTTTTCTCAACTCTTACCACCTCTTCATTACTTAATCTATCCTTTAACTTAACCATATCTGTTTTTAAAGCCCTTTCAATCTCATCGGCTTTTTCTTGTTTTCTAGCCGCCCTCTCTTCCTTATCTAAAAGAGCTTGTTGCTCCTTCTGACTTTTTTTATCTGCCGTATAACCTTTAGCTATACCTCCTAATAGACTTCCTAACATTATACTTTCTCCCTAATTTGTGCTAGTAAAGAAGGTTGAATTTCCTCTTCAATTTTCTCTTCCAATTCTTCAACCTCACCTTTAACTTCATCATCATTACTATATCTATAAGTATCATCTTTTAAAGTCTTTGTCATATCGTCTTTATCTAGATTAAATTCAATGTCAGCTTTAAGACATATAGCAATCAATACATATAAAATAGGTTCCATTAGTAGTAACATTACATCAGGATTCCATTTACCTTTTTTAAAACCTTGATAAGTTATAAGATTAACAAAGAACTCTAAAGGTACTCCTTCCTCAGCTAAAGAAATAAACTGATATAGTTTATCTTCATTTGTAAGTAAAGGGTGTATAGCTTCTAAGATAGCTTCATTTACATCGGTAATTTGAGGAGGCTTCTCCCAAGCTTGTGGATTGGAAGGATCTTGTGTTAAAGACATACCTGCTATAGGTGCTTTAAAAGTGGTATCTTCTACTTGCTGTCTATGATTAATTTTCATTTTATTTATACCTTAGATATTAGGTTTTGAGATTGTCCCCAATTAGCAATAGTTTGTTGTGCTCTCAGTCTTTGGTCTTGACTAGCTTTGGGATCACTTAATATTAACTGAGCTTCATATGAAGTCATAGACCCACCTACCCTTGTACCACTACTAGCTGTGGGAGCTTCATTGGGGTCGGTAAACTTATAAGATGTTGAGGGGGTACTTAAAAGAGAAGATTCTTCAGGAGTTTTAAGTTTTTTAGGGAGTTTAGTTGTTTGTGTAGGTATGACATTTATAGGATATTGTGTAGCTTCCGTAGTTGCTTTTAAACCTCCACCTGTATATTCATAAGCACCTGTCTCTTTACTTACTTCATAATCAAAAGACATACTACGTTGTGCGCCACCTGTTTGTTCCCATAAAGCTGTACCTTGTTCTAAACCTGTAGATGTTTGATCCATATAATCTACCACTTCACCTTGGAAATGTTTAGGTGTTATATTAAAATCTTTATAGAAGTTCTTAGCTACATTTTCATTATAACCACCTTCTTTAGCCAAGCCTACCAGATCCTCTTCACCACCAATGGAAGCTGTTTCAGCCCACATCTGTTGTGTTTGTTGAGGTATAGTTTTATAATCACCGCTTTCATTAATATTTATTTTATTAGTTTTATAAGAAATCTCTTGTCCTGCTTGAGGACTATTAATATTTCCACCTTCATTTAAGAATGTTTGAGAGCCTTCAGTTAATGAAGTCCAACCTTCGCTAATAGTAGAGGCTCCACCTTTAATAGCACCACTAATCTTATCGGTTAAACCTCCTTCACTAGCGTTCCAACCAGTTTTAGCTCCTTCAAATACCTTACTTGCTCCATGACCAATAGCTCCACCAGCAGCACCTACCAAAGCTCCTTTAATATCACCACCACTAGTAATAAAACCAGTGACAGCACCTTTAGCCATAGCTCCATATAAAGCTGCATAAGGTCCTGTAAACATAGAAGCAAAGGCTCCTGCACCAGGTAATATAAAGTTCAAGGCTATGGAAGCTAAAGGACCTAATTTACTAAAAGCTTTACCTATACCTTTAACTGCTTTACCTATACCTTTAACTACTTTTTTAACTGTTTTACCTACACTTTTAACTACTTTTTTAGCGCCTTTAACTACGCCTTTAGCTACGCTTTTAACTCCTCGCCATACACTACTAAAGAAACCCATAATATATTACCTCTTCTATTTTATTTATATTTAACTAATCGCCTTCAAAGAAGCTTGTTGTTAGTTCCCACAAAGCTGTACCAACAGCCGTAGCATTATCTGCTTTAATACCCATAGATTTCAATAACTGATCATTCTCATTTCCCAATGTAGCAATAAGTAATTGAGTCTGTCTACTCTTACCTTGCTCACCTTCTAAAAACTCCCATTGAGCATTATCTCGTGTCTCTTGCCATAGTTTAGACATGGCATCACTGGAGAGATTAAAAGCATTGATAGCGTTGGCTTGATTAACAGCATTGATACCTGCCGTATCAGCAGTATTCATATTTCTACGCCATTGAACATTACTGGAATCAATTTGATATTCCATAGAAGCGTTGAAAGATTCTCTTTGGAACTCTACTTGTTCCTCAAATTGCATTAAAGATTTATATAGTTCTGTATTATAAAGCTCTATTGCTTGATCATTATTGGCTTCAATAGCCAAAGCTTTATTCTTTTCAGTAGCATTAAACATCTCCATACTATCATCTCTAGCTTTATTATTAAGCTCAATGTTAGATTGTAAAGTAGAAATAAATTTATTTATATCATTTTCAGTAGAGGAAGCAAATTGTTTAGCTGCATTCTCCACCGCTACATTACTTAATAGTACTTGTTGAGACCATTGATCATTGAGAATCTCAGCTTGTTGACTATTACTTAAATTAGCTATATCTAGTTGTAAGAAATGTTTAGCATTCTCTACCTGTGCTTGTTGACTATTACTTAAATCAGTCATATCTAAAGCAGCCATGTTAGTGGCATTAAGCATAGCTCCTTGCTGTCTATTACTTAGATCTGTAACTGTCATGGTTTGTAAGAACTTACTATTAGCTAACTCTACTTGTTGATTGAGATCTAACGTCTTAAGATCAATATTCAACTCTGCTTGTGCATTAAAGGTAGCTGCTTGTTGAGCGTTACTTAAATTAGCAATGCCCATCTGTTGGGCAAGTTCAGTATTATATTTACCTACCTCAACTCTAGATTGAAATTCAGCTAAAGCAGTCTGCTGATCTACTGTCATCTGATCTCTACTAGCTTCATTAAGAGCTGCAAGGTTAGCAAACTCTACCTTACCTTCCATATCAAGGTTAACTAACTTAACATCTTGACTTAGTTGTTGAAAGAACTTATCTGAATCTACAGTTGCTTGCCATTGAGATAAATTACTTTGTTGTTCAGTAGAGAACTGTGCTCTAAAAGAAGTATTCTTCTCAGCCATTACAGCTAAATCTACGTTAGTAGTAACATCTAAGTTCTTAAACTCTAAGGCTTGTGCTAGCTGTGTATTGAACTGACCATTAGATACTTTAGTCTGATATTCAGCCAAAGCAGACTGTTGGTCCACATTCATCTGATCTCTACTAGCTTCATTAAGAGCTGAAAGGTTAGCAAACTCTACCTTACCTTCCATATCAAGATTAGCTAACTTAATCTGAGTCCCTAACTGCTGAAAGAACTTATCTGAATCTACAGTTGCTTGCCACTCTAAGACAGCTTCTTGTTGATCAATACTGAATGTCTCTCTAAAGGCTTCATTCTTAGCTTGCATATTAGCCAAAGCTACATTAGTAGTTACATCTAAGTTCTTAAAGTTAAGAGCTTGTGCTAGTTGTGTATTGAACTGACCATTAGATACTTTAGATTGGAACTCAGTAAGAGATTTCTTCTCTTCAAAAGTCATAGAAGCTAGATCAGCTTGTGACTTAGCTTGTAGGTTAGCAAACTCTACCTTACCTTCCATATCAAGATTAGCTAGTTCCATTTGCTGTTGGAACTGTTCATTATTAGCTACAAAGTTTACATATTGATTAAGTTTACCTAGACGTAGCTGATTCTCTACAGACATATTAGCAGCATCAGCAGTATTCAAAGCACTGAGATTCGCCAGCTCTAACTGTAGATCATTACTTAGATTAACTTGAGTCATCTGCTGAGCAAAGTCAGCATTCTTAACCTTAAAGTTAATTAGAGTCTCATACTCTTTCAGTTCTTGTTGTGCATCAAAAGTAAACTGCTCACTCTGAGACTGATTCATAGCTCTCAAGTTTTCTACTCGTATTGACTGCTCATTAGTCAAGTTAGCCATGCGAATATCTTGAGTTAAGTTAGCTTGTAACTCATTAGCTCTTTGTTGATTATCTTGATTCTTGTTTGCTTGTAACTGCAAAGTTTGTGCGTTGCTTTGTGCAATAGGAGTAGCAGCAGTAATGATAGCATTAAATAATGAGTCTCTAGCAATAGAGGATCGACCCATACCTCTAGCAGCAAGGGCAGCATCTACTTTCTCTACAGCAGGTCTTGCCCATGTAGGTATCTCATTATTCTCTAAAGGCTCTAGAAGAGTTTCTAGTTGACTAGACACTAATGCTTCTATAGGCATTTGAGCAATAGCAGCAATTACTTTAGGGTCATCTAAGTCATCTAAGGCTGCTTCACCTTGAGTGATTTCTCTTACCGCTTCCCCTACTTTATCTGAGCCAGAAACTACCGATGCAGTGCCTCCTGTGATAGCTCCTATAGTAGCTGCATAATTAGCGGGAGCAGTACTGTCTAAGATCTTGTTAATCTCTCCTTCAGTAATATGAGCAGCCTCACCTAAGATCTCAGTATCAATTGTAGAGACTTGCTTAGCTACATCAGCAACATTACTATTTATTTCGTTAGTAGAACCTTGAGCCACTTCTGCAGTAGTAGTAGCAGTCTTTCTAGTAGCTACTTCTCCTACTTCACCTATAGCAATCTGAGAAGGTCCTTCAGCTATTAGATCTTTAGTAACAGTATCTACTAACCTAGTAACACCTGTTACAGGGTCTTGTATAATATTAACTGACCGACCTGCTTGAGTAGCTTGAGTAAAAGCAGACTTCAATTCAGGAGTTTGTAAGTCGTTAATAGTAAGTTTATCAGGTCCTTCAGCTTCTAAGGTTTTATCAATAGTCGTTACATCCCTTGTAACACCTTCTACATCTGTAATAGGTTCTACCTGCTCTGCTTTACCTTCAGCACCTTCCATAGTTACGTCTGTAATAGATGTTTGTTCTTCAGCAAGAGCCGCTACTTCGCCAGCTTTTGCTCTTTTAGCTGCTTCGGCTTCTGCGGTAAGACCTTCTGATTTAACTTCTTCTACTTGTTGAGTAAGAGTATCTTTTGTCTGTGCTTGAGTTAAAGCTTCATCTCTTTGTACATCACTAATAGTTTTGACATTATCTTCATAAGTTTTAG